GTACATAGCAAGCGACGCTGCACCACCCTTGAAAAGAGCAGTAGTTTCACCGACGCATGTAATGTTAATATACGATTCATTGGCAGTAACGGAATTTGTGAAAGTTAACAATAGGCGAATGCTGTCAAACCTGTTAAATGGTACAGACGAGCCAGAATACGCGGAGCTTGCTAGAGGGAAAACTAGAATACCAAACCCTTTCTGTTCTTCTTTGGGGGCGGCGGCGGCGGAGCCGGTGATGTTACGATTCACATATAGACCAAGAGATTGAGCCGAGGCGTAGTCTAAAAGCTGACCAGGAAGTACCCCCGAGAAAGAAGACGAATTAAGTTTAAGTTCAGCGCTCTTAATAAATTCTCCACCGAGGTCGCCCGAAATAATCAAATGAGATGCGTATAGAGAAAAGTGATCGAGGTCAATCGACTTCTGGGATACATTCTTAACGTCAGTAATAACAGAGTTTTGGGTCATCTTGAGGCGTTTAGGTAGACCCATAGGCATAGCCTTCATCTGTTCACGTTCTTCGTTACACATGATTAAATGCTTTGCATACATCTTAACAGATTTAATTGTAATTGGCAAATTAGCTACAAAAGCTACATCCTCGACGGACGTCCCATATGTTCCAGCGCTGAAAGTCAACTTAAGACTTTCAATGTACTGATCGTTGCCAAACGTCAGCATATCTGCAGTCGTCGTGCCGGTGAGCGAATTGGCGGTGCCGTCGGAGGAGACAGAACTTGTTTTCGGCCGGGTGGCAAAATAAAGCTTAATCTTGATAGACTGATGTGGTGCCGCAGCAAGAGGATAACCAGATTCGCTGATATTAGAAAAATTTTCTAATTGGGGCGCAAGTGTTTTAGTCAACGACGGAATTATAAAAGTAAATTCTACTGGCAAACTGGTGGCGAAGGGCGCGGAGAAGGTTGTAGCTACTGTGCTCTCGTTTGGCGCGGCGCGTCGGGCGGCAGTTTGAAAAGCAGCCTCCGATAACTCGGTATTGTATAACACTCTAACGTCGTCTTTTTCTAGGGTTTGCCAAATCTGAGTACCTACTTGAAATTCAATACGTTCAATGATATTATCTAAAGCACCCGGTTTTAACTTCAAGGAGGTGATGGATGAGACGGCAGTCGCCGCGATGCCGTTGTCGGCGTCGAGGTCCGCAAAGATGTCCGAACCCTCCAAATCGTCAACAAAATCCTTCACATTAATATCGAGTACTGTATGAACATATATTTCACCAAGGCAATCGATGTCGTTGTTAATAGTGAAAATTTTAGTGCCGCCGAAATTTGTATTACCATTGTTACCGCTGGCTGGGACTTCTAAGAGAGTAGAACCGTGAAGTAACTGGCGAGTAGTATCGTTCTTGTTCCAGAAGACCGACATTACGTCGCCTTCCTGATCCTGAATCTTGTTGGTAACGGCGAGACCCTGGGTACCACTTCCGTTATAAGCAGCATGAGCGGCTACAGCTCCAGACATATTGTATTTATTTAAATATATAAAAGAAAATAATTTTAAATTTAATACGTAATAAAATTAAAATTAGTTCTTATAATATCATTCGTTTCATTTCATTTCATTTTAAATTTAATACATAGCAAGCGAAGCAGCACCGTTCTTGTAAAGAGCGGTAGTTTCACCAACGCATGTGATATTAAAGTCACCCGTGACGCCGGCGCTATGCTTAATTTTAAGACGAATGTTATCGAAGCGGTTCAATGGTACACCCGAACCCGAATAAGCCCGCGAAGCAAGTGGGAAAACAACTGTATCATATTTATCCTTGTCGACCCCTCCAACGATAAAGTTATTATTGTAAAGATTCATAGACGAACTAATAATCTCGAGTAGAGATATTGGAAGTTCGCCTGAGAAAGAACTAGAGTTAAGTAGAAGTTCCATACCGGTAATATTTGTATACATAGTTTTCGGGAATGTAATTAATAAATGAGAAGCGTATAGAGAAAAGTGATCAATGTCTATTACTTGAGTACCCGCGGACGTCGAATTTCCGGCACGCAAAGCGTTCTGAGTTGTCTTGATACGCTTTGGAATACCCATTGGCATGGCCTTCATCTGTTCCCGCTCTTCATTACACATAACAATATTCTTGGCGAATAAACGCACGTCTAGTTTGGAGCCGACAAAGTGTGCGTCCGCCGGCCGGGCGGCGAGATAAACCTTAATCTTTACTTGCTGATTGGGGGCCGCCGCCATTAAATAACCACTTTCGACCTGCTCACTGTAGTGCTGTAGTTCTGGAGAGAGTGTTTTTGTAAACATTTTAAGGGGTACATAGGCTATCATTCCACCAATATCTTCCTTGGCAACCTCAAAATCCTCTGCTTGCGTTGTCCGTGGGTACGCCGAACCATCAGATTTGGTTAACCCAGAAGCCTGAATCGAAAAAGATTTATAAACACCCTCGGACATCTCAGTTGCCGCAAGACCCATAAGGTCTTGGTTCTCTAAAGTCTGCCAAATTTGAGTACCAACTTGAAACTCAACTCTCTTAACTAGATCGGCAAGAAGCTGGTATTTTAAGGTGGCGTCGTCGGACGTGGCAAGAGAACTTAAATGAAGTTCGAGATACATATCGCCGAGACAATCAATGTCATTGTTAACGTCAAAAATCTGAGTACTATCGAAGTTAGAATCATTACCAGAGCCGCCGCTGGCTGGAACTTCTAAGACAGTAGAACCGTGAAGTAGCTGGCGAGTAGTATCGTTCTTGTTCCAGAAGACCGACATTACGTCGCCTTCCTGATCCTGAATCTTGTTGGTAACGGCGAGACCCTGGGTACCACTTCCGTTATAAGCAGCATGAGCGGCTACAGCTCCAGACATATTGTATTTATTTAAATATATAAAAGAAAATAATTTTAAATTTAATACGTAATAAAATTAAAATTAGTTCTTAGAATATCATTCATTTCATTTCATTTCATTTCATTTCAAATTTAATACATAGCAAGCGAAGCAGCACCGTTCTTGTAAAGAGCGGTAGTTTCACCAACGCATGTTACAACAATCTTTTGAACGGCCGAGCCCGGAGTTACCGTCAAACGAATGTTATCGAAGCGGTTCAATGGTACACCCGAACCCGAATAGGCCCTCGAGGCAAGTGGGAAAACGTATGTGGAATAATCACCTTCTAATGATTCTTTTACGCTTCCGTCCGTGTGCCGGACGCTCGTAGTATGGGCATTAAAGTGAAGGCCCAACATGTCAGACATTGGACCCTGAAGAAGAGGCGCCGATAGAGTACCCGCGAAAGAAGACGAATTTAACTTTAATTCAACATCGGTAATGGCGTCTGTGAGAGTAAAGCCGTCGGAGGCGGCTCCGAAGGCGGTAATAACTAAATGAGACGCGTATAGAGAAAAGTGATCTAAGTCAATTGTTACCGGGTCGGTGCTGGAGCCGGAGACAGTCTGAGTAACATTCTGAGACATCTTAAGTCTCTTTGGTAGACCCATCGACATTGCCTTCATCTGTTCGCGCTCTTCGTTGCACATAATTAAGTGCTGACCGAAAAGTTTAAGTTCTAATGTTGGGAGCGCGGTGGTGCCGGCGCCCCAAACGTTGGTCTTCGCGGTGTCGGCTTTTTCTAAGTAAACCTTGATTTTAACTGTCTGATGAGGGGCCGCAGCGACTAAATAAGCATTTTCTACAACATTGGTAAACTTGGACATCGAAGGACAAACTTTACGCGAAACAGTGGGGATTCTAAGAACACCTGATATAGTCGCTCCAGCCACGAGGTCGCGCCCGCTGTAGGTCGACGTTGTGTTTCTCTGGGCCGTAGGGTTCTTTTTTCCGCCGCCGTCATAAGAACCGTATAGCGACCGCGCGGCCGCGCTGTACACGCCCTCGGGCATTTCAGTGCTATTTAGAGCGGCGATGTCTTCCTTTTCGAGAGTATGCCAAATCTGAGTACCCACGTGAAACTCTATGCGTTTAATAAGACCAGCAAGGTCACTTACCTTCGACGCCGCTTGCGAACTGCCGGCTGTAGCGGTAATCTGTAGAAAAAGTTCTCCAATGGCATCGATGTCGTTATTTACGGTGAAAATCTGGTTACCACCGTATGTGGTAGTACCACCGTTACCACTGGTTGGAATATCAATGAAAGCGGCACCATGAAGTAGCTGGCGAGTAGTATCGTTCTTGTTCCAGAAGACCGACATTACATCGCCTTCCTGATCCTGAATCTTGTTGGTAACGGCGAGACCCTGGGTACCACTTCCGTTATAAGCAGCATGAGCGGCTACAGCTCCAGACATATTGTATTTATTTAAATATATAAAAGAAAATAATTTTAAATTTAATACGTAATAAAATTAAAATTAGTTCTTTACACATTACATTACATTACATTACATTACATTACATTTAGTACATTACATCCACGCGTCAATTTACACATTAATTTACATAAAAGACATAGAACCACCCACTACAGTCTGCACCTTAGTGCCGCAAGCTGTTACTGTAATTACAGCATTTTGCGGAAAATATGAACTCGATAGTGGATTAGGTGTGACACGGTTCGCACTTTCAAATATTGAATTATTTAATTTGATAAGTAATTTTTTATTACTACATTTTGAGAAAGAAATGCCAGATGTATCGAACGCTTTTTCTGCTAATGTGATAATGTAATGCGCTGAGTTTTTATCGCTATTTAATAGAGTGAAATTTTCGCATCCGCCAATCTTAGCAGACGCACCCTTGATAAATCCAGTTCTGTCGCTGCCTATTACAAGTTCCATAGATTCTATCGCATTTGGCATGTAACCAAAAAGATTAAGCACGTTGGTGGAAGGCTTGTAGAATGTTTGACCGTCAATGACAGAGAATGGTGTAGACAGTTGATTTTCTAACGTTCTGTCTTGGAGAGCCATATTGTAGGGCAGGACCGATATTGATGTGTTCACCGAAAGTTTTTTATTATTTACATGAGGCAGTCTTATACCAATTAGTAAATGACTTACATTAAAAGAGACATTTTCTAAATCTACTGTTATATCAGTAACACCATCACTGGGGCCGGTAGTTATAGTTGAGATTTTGGGTATATCTTTTGTAACATTAGCTGACGTGTTTAAGACCTTGTGTATTATATTTTTCGATATAAAATTCTTCTCGGTTTCCGAAATTATATGTGTTTTTACCGTAATGAAGCTTTTAAAATAACTTTTGTCCAAAAATTCGATATCTGAACTTCCATCGCCTGCAGAAAGAATATGATTATCCGAATCCTTGGCAAGAGAATTCGAGATGTAAATATTGTTATAATAAACCTTAACAGTAATTGCGTTTGTTAATGCCCCGGCTTGTAACAAAGAACGAGACATGTCTTTGCTTCTTCCCATAAAAGGAATAGAACATGCCGCTTGAATAACTAAGACCGCGGCCTCGTCCGTATTGTAATGTTTCCATACATTTCTTTCATCCTCTGCCTTGATCACCTGGCGCAAGACGTCTCGATTCTCAGAGGCGGCCCCAGTGGCGGCGGTGGCGGAAACATTATCAAAAGGAGCACTGAATGTAAAGGGCTGACCAAGTTCAGTTAAATTTCTAATGTAAATGTCATCGGCCGTTAGTGTCTGAGCTGTTAAACTACCCGTTTTAATTTCAACTTTATTAATCATTGCTAATATAATATCTTTACATACATTAGCATTCCAGGCGATTCCTGCGCCGGGACGTTTTAACTTAAACTCTATATTAAAAATTATATCAGAAATAGCATCTGTATCGGAATTGATATTAAATGTATCTGTAGAATTTGTAGTGGGAAAAACACTTAAATTACCGGGGATAACAGTTTCCCCGGAGCCAGAAATGTATAACCTATCACATTTTGAAATAAAGGAAGATTTTATTTTCTCGTCACCACTGTACTCATTGGTTCTGCACAGAGACTGTGTTCCGGACGAGTCAAATGTTTTGACGGCAACGTTACTAATGCCCATTGTATATTGTTATATAAAATATATTTTATTTATTTAAAATAAAACATAAATTTCGTTTTCATTTACATTTTAAAATAATACTTTTTACTAAATGACAAATTTTGAGTGTTCTGTAAAAGATTTGATGGCGGCGCCAGAAACAAATTCTGTAGATGATGTTATTAGTTCGGGTATAGAACATAATAAGACAGTCGATGAACCAGTTTCTATTGAAACCCCTAAAAATATAAATTTATCGTTGTATAAAAAATTATACACGGATAAAAATATCAAAACTGTAATATTCATAACCCTCATTTATCTAATATTGAACTCCGGGCAATTTTATACATTTTTATCTAATACTGTACCCATTTTATTTATAGAAGGATCACCTGG